CCGCCGCTCACGCCGAGGCGCGTTTTTTCTGTCCGGGTGGATCATGGATTTGTCAAGTGGAATTGAAAAGAATCACCCGGTTGGCGTAATCGCCCTTTTTTGTCCGCCGATCACGAAAATTGGCCCTTGTCAGACGTTCACAGAGGCCCGTTTTTGACCCGAAAACGTCGAAAATGGCCCCTTTTCGGCCTAATCCGCTCGCCTGTCCCGGGAATCGCGGTTTTCACCCGTCTGGCCTAGCGTGAGCCGATCTTTCGGCGCTAATGTCGAGTCAGGGCGGCGTGTCGGCCCTCGGGTCGCTCCTGACAGGGCACGACTCCTGGTCCCGGGGTCTCGGGACGCAGGAGAATGACCCCGGCACGTCACCCCGCCTCGCTTTGATCACTCACGGTTGACATCAAGACCGATTTAGGTAACCCTTCGCACGTAACCGTAGGAATCTGCCCACTGTGCGAGAGGCTGTGCTATGAGCGACCCGACACCCCCCCAGAACATCGACCCGGAAGCCGCCGAGGCTGTCCAGGCCGCGACCACGGACGCCGCTGAGACTGACACGGCGACAACCACGACGACGACCACGGAGACAGCGGCCCCTGCGGTCGACTCTTCCTCGCAGGGCTAAGAACTCCGGGACGGTTGGGGGGGTACACCTGACCGTCGCCGGTTGGGGCTGGCCCTGGGGACGGGGTTGCTGTACGTCGGCGAGCAACCCGGGCCTTGGCGCCCCCGCGGCACAGGCGGGTGATCCCCGGGGCTGGCCCATTCAAGATGTTAGGGGGCTGAGCGTGATGCCCCTAAAACCTCCCCGGATGTGCCCGAAATGCCGGGCCACGATTCCGTCCACCGCCCCATGCCCGACGTGTTCCGTTGACTACGTCGGTAGCGGCGCGAAAGACCGGAACAAGGGCTATAAAAGCATCGGGCATGCTCGGTTCCGCCGCACTGTTCTCGCCCGGGACCCGATCTGCGTTCTCTGTGAGCAGGTTCTCGCCACGGTCGCCGACCATTACCCGCTGACCCGCCGGCAACTTGTCGAGGCCGGGATGGACCCGAACGACGCGACGCATGGACGCGGCGTGTGCGCGAAATGCCACAACAGCCACACCGCCCGCACTTCTCCGGGGGGATGGGCGAGACCCGGATGGTTCGGGTAGCCGTCAGGAAAGGTGGCAAGGTCATGTTTGAGACCGTCGAAGACGTGGACGTGTTCGATCTCACTGTCGGTGTGTGGAAATACGCCGGGAAACCGATCACCCGCGAGGACCTCGACATCCTTTTCCAGGCCGAAGATATCCCTCCTGGTGGCTACCGTCTGTACCTGCTGAAAGACGGGGTCGGCATGTTGGGTCAGCACTCTGAAAGGTCCGACTCGTGACTTCCGAACCTTCCGAACCCGCGACTCCTGAACCTGTCAACGAATCCGAAGAGTTCGATCTCAAGATCGCCATTCACCGGTACGAGGGGAAACTCGTTACCAGCGAGGATGTCACTGTCCTCTTCCAGGACGAAGATCTAGAGCCGGGCGTTTATCACCTGTACGCCCGTAAGGAAAACACCGAGGTTCCGGGTTACCTTTCCGAGAGGAACCCGACCCTGGAAAGTTTCTGGAACCACGTAGGAGAGAACCCACCATGAGCGCTATGAATCTTCTTATCGTTGTACTGGTCGTCGTCCTTGTCCTTATCGTCGTCGGGGCGGTGCGGTAATGGGACGACGCGGACCGGCACCGAAGCCGACAGCTCTGCGGCTGCTCCACGGTGACAAGAAGAACCGGTTTAACCCGGAAGAGCCGATCCCGCGTGACACGTTGCCGGTCGCCCCGGAAAGCATGGACCCGGAGGTCGCCGCGATCTGGAATCACACCATCCGGGAACTGATCGCGATGAAGACGGTCACCGCAGCGGACCGGGACACCCTGATCTGTTACTGCGAGGCGGTGGTGAATCACCGTAGGGCGTCGGAGATGATTCACGAGACCGATGTCATCATCAAGGGCGATCACGGTGGTCCGGTGCGCAACCCGGCCCTTTCCGTTCAGCGGGACTCGGCGACTTTGATCCGGCAGTTCGCGCAGGAGTTCGGTTTGACCCCGTCGGGTCGGACCCGTATCTCGGCGATGGAGGCGGGTGGACGTGGCGCAGAAGCCGACGACAACCCCTTCGCTTCCGACGGCTGAGGACGCCGGGCTCTCACCTGAAGTGCAGTGGTTCCTGGAGACCCGGGGTATCCCGATACCGGACTGCCCGCCGCTGCACAAAACACCGGAACCCCGGGACCATCCCGGTGCCCAGTTCGACGGGGAACGGGTCGACCGGGTGCTGCGTGCGTTCAGGCTGCTCCGGCACACCCAGGGTGAATGGGCCGGGCGTCCGCTGATCCCGGACCCGTGGCAGGTTGCGTACATCCTGGCGCCGGTTTTCGGCTGGGTGCACCAGGACGACAGCGGCCAATGGGTGCGGATCATCCGTTCCCTGTACGTCGACGTGCCCAGGAAGAACGGGAAAGGGATCGACATCACCACGTCGATTCTTACCGGTGCGGGCTGGAAGAAATTTGGCGACCTGACCACCGGCGACCAAGTCCACGCTCTCGACGGATCGCTGACACGGGTGACTTTCGTGTCGCCGGTGCGCGAACTCTCGTGCTACCGGGTGACGTTCGGAGATGGGCAGTCCGTGGTTTGCGACGAAGACCACCTGTGGTCCGTGTGGGACCGCTACCGGGAGAAGTGGCGAACTGTCCCGACCCCGGAGCTGTTCGCGACCCATCGGGCCGGTTCTCGCCAGGACACCCGTTACAGCGTCCGCATGGACCGGATCATCGAGCGGCCCGCCGTGGATCTGCCGATGGACCCGTACCTGCTGGGGACATGGCTGGGTGACGGTCACACCGACGCGGCGCGGATCACTACGCCCGACGAGGATGTGTGGCGGGCATTTGAAACGATCGGCGGTTACGACGTTCGGCGCATCGGTAGCACCGAGATCACTTACGGCATTCGGGGCGGTTTCCTGGTGGCGTTGCGGGAACTTGGCATCCTCGGCGCCAAGCGGATACCCCCGCAGTACCTGACCGGCAGTGTCGAGCAACGGCTGGCTCTGTTGCAAGGGCTGATGGACACCGATGGCGGGGTGCTGCTTGGCGAGAGCACTCCCCGGGTGGAGTTCTCGACCACCAACCCGGATCTTGCGGAGGGTGTCCTGTTCCTGGCCCGGTCGTTGGGCTGGAAACCGACTTCGACTCAAGGGGTGGCAACGCTTTACGGGAAGGATTGCGGCCCGAAGTGGCGGGTGACGTGGACCGCGCACGCGGACCGCCCCCCGTTCCGTCTGCCTCGGCACACGGACAAGCTGTACCTTCCGCCGGCGCGGTCAACAAGATCGCAGACGAACATGGTGGTCTCTGTCGAGCGGGTTCCCACCGTCCCGACCCGGTGTATCGCCGTCGAGCACCCCTCTCGGCAGTTTCTGGTCGGGGACGGCCTGATCCCGACCCATAACACCACGCTGTGCGGCGGCATCGCGGTGTACCTGACCGCCGCTGACGGGGAAGCCGGTGCCCAGGTCCTCGCCGCCGCGACGACCCAGCAACAGGCCGGGTACGTGTTCGACCCGATCAAGCATCTGTGCCAGAACAGTCCCGCGCTCCGGCCACACATCAAAGCGTTCTCCAAGCGAATCGTGCATAACGCTTCCGGCTCCTACTTCGGGGTGGTGAGCTCGGTCGCGGAGGCGTTGCACGGCGCGAACGTGCACGGCGCCGTTATTGACGAGCTGCACGTCCATTCCAGCGGGGAACTGGTCGAGACGATCGAGACCGGTACCGGTTCGCGGCGTCAACCCCTCGTGGCAATCATCACGACGGCGGATGACGGGCGGCAAGGAACGATCTACGCCCGGAAACGGGAACGGATCGAACGTCTCGCCCGGGGTGTCATCACCGACGCCACGTCTTACGGTGTCGTGTGGGCCGCGGAACCCGACGACGACCCGTTTGAGGAAGCGACCTGGCGCAAAGCCAACCCGGGGTTCGGTATCTCCCCGACCCGCGCTTTCCTCGCCATGTCGGCGCAGGCCGCGAAGGACTCCCCGGTCAACCTCGCCAGTTTCCAACGCCTCCATCTCGGTATCCGAACCAAACAGGCCACTCGGTTTTTCGACCTGGACCTGTGGGACCGCAACGCCGGCATGGTGGACGAATCCAAGCTCAAGGGTCGTGTCGCGTATGGCGGGCTTGACCTCGCGTCCACGTCGGACCTGTGCGCCCTCGGGTGGGTGTTCCCGGACATGACCGGCGGGCACGACATCGTGGTCCGTTGTTGGGCGCCGGAACGCGCTTTCGACCGGATCAACGAGCGTTCCGCGGGGGCGGCGGAAGTGTGGCGGCGGGAAGGCTGGTTGACGGTCACCCCGGGCGATGTCGCGGACTATGACTACATTCGCCAGTCGGTGAACGCCGACCGGGAACTGTTCGATGTGCGCGAGATCGGTTACGACCCGTGGAACGCGACCCAACTCGTCAACGACCTTCAGGCTGACAGTGCGCCGATGGTCACGGTTCGCCAGGGGTTCGGTTCCATGAGCCCGCCGACAAAAGATCTGCTTCGGTTACTACTGGAGGGGACCGCGGACAAGCCCCGCCTGCGTCACGGTGGGAATCCTTGCCTACGGTGGCAAGCGGACAACTTCGCGGTCGAAATGGACCCTGCGGGAAATGTGAAACCATCCAAGCGTCACGCTGGGGACAAAATCGACGGCATTGTCGCGGTACTGATCGCGTTGTCGCGGGCCGCGCAGCACCAGCCGGCGAGGAGAAGCGCGTACGAAGATCGAGATCTCGAAATCCTATGACCGAGTCCCCGGAGGTGATGTGACGTGGATCTTCTACTGGCCCTGTCACTCCTCCTCTTCAGCATCGCGGGCATCGGTTGGATAGCGACGGAAACGCTGTACACCGGGCCGCGTAAGTACATGCGCCTGCGTAAAAAGGTCGTCGTCAACCTCACCACCGGACGTTCCTTCACTGGAATCCTGTGGGAGCGCCGCAGCAATTACCTTGTCCTGAGAGGCGCCGAAATGCTGGAAGGCCACGAGCGGGTGCCGATGGACGGTGAGGTCATTCTGGAGGCTGAACTTATCGAGTTTGTGCAGGTGCTGGGCTAATGGCCTTTGTCGTTTCCGCCGGGCAACTCTCGGCCATTGAACGCACCGCTGCCGTCGCCCCGTCCAACTTCTCGATCAGTCTCGGTGGGGGTTTGACCACCGATTACGGCGCGATCTGGCGCAGCCAACCGCAGGTTCGCACCGCTGTCGACTTCCTTGCCCGCAACATCGCCCAGCTCGGGTTGCACGCCTACCGCCGCCAGAGTGATGTGGACCGTAAACGTATTACGACTGGCCCGTTGGCGGCGCTGATCGAGCACCCGAACCCGTCCACCACCCGGTACCGGTTCATTGATTCCCTGGTGCATGACCTCGGGATTTACGACAACGCCTACCATCTGAAGATCCGCGGCGTAGACGGGGACAAAAGGCGTCTCGCCCTGTACCGGTTGCCCCCGAAAATGGTGCGTCCCCTCGGCGAGGACGGAATCACCGGCGCCACCGGTTACGAGGTCCGCGGTAACCGGTCCGTGCGGCATTTCAAAACCGATTCAGTCATTCACTTCCGCGGGTACAACCCGGATGACACCCGGATCGGCACGTCCCCGATCGAAACGCTGCGGCGGATTCTGCTGGAGGAGTTCCAGGCCGCAAGCTACCGGGAACAGTTGTGGCGTAACGGCGCCCGGATGGGTGGCTACCTGCGCCGCCCGTTGGAAGCTGCGCAGTGGTCCGATAAGGCCCGGATGCGGTTCCGCACCGAGTGGCAACAGCAGTACACCGGGGACGGACCCAACAGCGGCGGTACCCCCGTCTTGGAAGACGGCATGGAATGGGTCCAGGGCGGTATGACCCCGGAACAGGCGCAGTATTTGGAAGCCCGGAAGCTCACCCGGGAAGAGGTCGCGTCCGCGTTCCACATTCCGCTGCCCATGGTCGGCATCCTGGATCATGCGACGTTCTCCAACATCGAGCAACAGCACAAGCAGCTTTACCAGGACACGCTCGGCCCGTGGTTGACGATGATCTGCGAGGAGCTCCACCTTCAGCTCCTCCCGGACCTGTTCCCGGAAAGCGCCCAGGTGTACGTCGAGTTCAACCTCGCCGAGAAGCTACGCGGGTCCTTTGAGGAGCAGGCGCAGCAACTTCAGACCGCGATCGGCGCCCCGTGGTTGACCCGTAACGAGGGTCGCGCCCGGATGAACCTCGGACAGATCGACGGCGCCGATGAACTGATCACACCGTTGAATGTCGGAGTCGGCGCGGTACCACCCCCGCCGGTGGAACCGATCCCGCCGGCGATCGCACCACCCGAGGAAGACCCGCCCACCGACGATGAAACACCGGAGGCTTAACCGTGCAGATCAAAAGCTGTCCCGTCAGGATCAAGACCGTTGCCGACAGTGAAAGCGCGGAAGCCGAAGGCACCTTTGAAGCGATCGTGTCCGCGTACAACGTGGATTCCTACGGGGAGCAAGTTGTTCCCGGTGCGTTCAAAGACACGTTGGCCGACTGGGCGGAACGGGGAGCCCCGATCCCGGTCCTGTGGTCGCACCGCTCGGATGACCCGGACTATCACATCGGTTCCGTGCTGGAAGCGAAGGAAACCGCGGAAGGTCTCTGGGTGAAAGCGCAGATCGACCTTGACGGCGGCGGGAAAGGCCCCCAGGTTCACCGCCTACTCAAAGGCCGACGGGTCACCCAGTTTTCGTTCGCTTACGACGTGGTCGACGCGGAAAGGGTGAAGGGGAAAGCCGATGACGGCACCCCTACCGATATTCTTCAGTTGCGGAAGCTGAAACTGTACGAGGTTGGGCCGACATTGATCGGCGTGAACCAGGCCACTGAACTCCTCGGGGTGAAGGCAGCGGAAAACCTGCAGGCCCTCGCCGCCGAGGCGGAAGACGGACGCATTCTGTCCGGGAAAAACCAGGACGCTCTACGGACCGCGTATGAAGCGATCGGGGCGCTGCTGGGAAGTATCAAAGATAGCGACGATGACGGTGAGGCCCAGGCGGACGAGCCGGAAGAGGACCTGATCAGTCCCGATCCCATGCGTGACGCCCCCGTTTTCTCCTCGTCGGAGCGACTGGCCCTGGAAATCGAGATCTAGGACCAAACCAACTCCCACGAGACCGAATGGAGCACGACTATGCGTAAAAGTCAGTTGTTCCGCGAGCAGGCGCTGGCGGAACTCGGCAAGGCAAAGGCTCTGGAGCCGAAGCTGAACGACGGCTCAGCCAGCGACGGTGAGCGCACCGCGTACGGCGAAGCCCTCAAGGCCGCAGCGGCGCTCAACGAGCAGAAGAAGACCGCTGTCGCCGATGAGGATGTCCAGGCCCAGGCTAAGGCGCTTTCGGACGAGCTCGGCATGGGCAGCGAAGCCCGCGACGTGATCGACCAGACTTCCGAAGCCGGCGACCGGGTCAAGGGTGAGCGTCGCAACCTCGGCAAGTCCGTCATCGAGTCCCCGCAGTTCAAGGCGGTCATGGCCCAGTTCGCGGGTTCCCGCGACGAATACGGCAACGTCCGTATCCCGGAGAAGGCCGTTATCAACTCGGCCCCTGTCCAGGTGAAGACTCTGATCACCGGTGCGAGCCAGACCAGTGCGGGAACGTTCGTCTGGTCTGAGCGCACCGACATCCTGGAGATGCTGGGGCGTCGCCCGTTGACGATCCGGGATCTTGTGTCGAACCGGCGCACCGGTGCGGACACCCTGGAGTACGTGGTTCAGACCAGTCACACGAACAACGCGGCCCCGGTGCCGGAGGCAACAACCGCGGCGGCTCCGACCGCTCCCGGTACTGCCGGTGCCCTGGTTCTCGCTGCTGGTGGCGGTTACAAGCCGGAAGCTGCGTGGGCGTTCGCCCGGGCCTCGACGACGGTCAAGACGATCGCCGAGTGGGTGCCGGTCACGAAGCGGGCGCTTGCTGACTTCGCGGCTCTGGAAGGTCTGATCAACGACGAACTGATCATGGACCTTCGGGAGACCGAAGAGATGCAGATCATGGCCGGTTCCGGTACCGGGGAGAACCTTCTCGGAATCATGAACACCTCCGGGATCCAGACCCAGGCCAAGGGCGCGGATGACTTCGTTACCGCCGTTCGCAAGGCGCTGACCAAGGCCCGGATCACGGGACGGTCGAACCCGACCGCGATCGTGGTCAACCCGGCGCAGATGGAACAGCTTGACCTCATGGTGGACGGCGACGGACGCTACTTCGGCGCCGGTCCGTTCTCCGCGTCCGGGATTCGCACCCTGTGGGGCGTCACCCTGGTCGACAGCGAAGCCATTACGGCGGGCACCGCACTTGTCGGTGACTTCCGCAAGGCCGTGCTGTGGGACCGGGAGCAGGCAACGGTCACCATGACCGATTCCCACGCGGACTTCTTCATCCGCAACCTTGTCGCGATCTTGGCGGAAGAGCGGCTTGCGTTTGCCGTCACCCGGCCCAGCGCTTTTGTGACCGTGACGGGTCTGTAACGATCAAGGTAGGTGGATAGATGTTGGGCCGTTGCCCGTTGTGCGGTGTGTCAGGCGCCGCCTGCGGGCAGCGGACCACAACCCTGGGAATCCCCTTTCACGACAGAACAGGAGTACGGCCAATGAGCGAGCTCAAGGAATACACGTACGACGACAACGGTCAGGAAACGACCGTCTTACTCAACGACGAAGACGCGAAAGCCCGCGGCCTCGACGGTGGCAAGGACCGCGACGTGAAGTTTGAAGTCCCGGAGAAGAACCGGGACGTGACGGAGCAGACCACCGAAAGTTCCGCCGGTGTTCAGCCCGGGGTAGGGGTCCTCTCGACCAAGGCAAAGGGCGCCGACAACAAGTAATCCCAGCGCCGCCGAGGCGGGGGTGCTCCGAGTGGCCCTCACACCCCCGTCTCGGCTCCGACCATGACGATCTCGGAAAGGGAGCCGTATGGCTGACAGCGCCGTACCGGTTACCGCCGGGTCGGGCACGAACATCGACACCCGCACACAGTCGGGCGGGGACCACCGGCAGGTTGTCGTCCTCGGCGACGCCGACGCGGCGGTCACGGCACTGGTCGACGCTTCCGGGCATCTCGCCGTGACGGTTATGGACGGGCGTATCGGCCCGCAGACCACGTCGATCTCGGCGCTGACTTCGGTTACCCCCGCCGCCACGTCGGCCACTGTTCTCGCCGCCAACGCCAACCGTGTCGGGTTCAAGATTTTCAACGATTCCAACGTAGACGTGCTGCTCACCGAGAACGCCGCCGCGACCACGGTTACGGCTTACAGCCTGCGGATTGTGGCGGGTGGCTATTACGAATCGTCGGGCACGAACGCTGTGTGGATCGGTGCCGTAACCGGTCTCGGTGTCGCTACCGGTACGACCACCGCCACCGCCGCTGCTAGCGGCGCCTTGCGTGTTACGGACTTCTCCTAATGCCGCTGTACGGCGCCGCCGCGCCCTTCGCGATCGACGGCATGCAGCTCACGGTCGGGGAATCCATCATGCCCCGCGACGTGGTGACGAACGGTTCGGTGGCTATCGCGGGAAGCACCGTCCGGTTCACTTACTGGCGCTGCTCCAAGTCTCAGACCGCTAACAGTATTCGGATGATTTCCGGGGCGACAGCGGGAGCGGCCACGTCCACCGTGAACCGTATGGCGATCTACACGATCGCCGCGAACGGTGACCTTACCCTGGGGGCGTCCACTGCGCACGACGCCAATACGTTTATCGCGGCTAGCACTTCCTACACCCGGGCCTTGACGACCCCGCAGGTGCTGGTGCGCGGAACTTGGTACGCCCACGCACTGCTGGTGGTGGGCGCCGGCACTATTCCGACCATCGTCGGTGGTTCCGGTGCGATCGGTTCCTCTGAGGGCGCGATCGCGCCGCGGATCGCGGGCAGCGTGGCGGGCACCGCGCTTCCGGCATCGGTGCTTGCGGCGAACGTGGTCGCTTCCGGGGTGCGCCTGTACGCGGCGATCCTCCCGTAAACCTGATCTATGAACTGAGGGGGATCGGGTGAGCCTTTTACTACTGCTCTCCCGGGTCCCCCCCGCCCAGGCGACATCGAATGTGACTTCGGCGAGTACGGCTGCCGCGTCGGGTGTCATCGGCTTGGACCCTCTGCAAGGGGCCGCAGCCGCGACCTCGGCGAGTACAG